AACTAATATACTAAAATATGCAACTAATTGCAAGTATTTGCATACATTTATACAACTTATTTTAGGTAAAAAAAAGGGCCTTTTTGAGGCCCTTTGTTTGAAATACTTGAGTAATAAACGGTATTTCTAATCGTTCATTTATGCGCCTTGTGAGCCGTAGACTCCTCTCCAATCGGAGAAACCAAAACTATATCTTTCACGTGCTTTGTAACGAATGTTTCCAGTACCGAAATCTGGTTCCATGGAAGTTTCCATGCCAGTTCTTTGGAACATTTTAAGGCCATCGCCTTGTGCTGTTACAGAAGTCAAGATGAAGAAAGCATCTGGATCTGTCAAATAATGATTAACAGAATAACCACCAGGTAAAACACCTGTGTTAGCTATTGCATTAACATCATTGTCAGCTGTGCCAGATCTTAACTGAGAATTAAGAATTCTGTCAGCAACAAAAACAAGTTCACTAGGAACAATAAGTTTGTCAGCTTGAACAGAAACAATTAATCCTTTGTCATCTGTGAAATTAGATATGTCAATTAAAGCATCTTCTAATGAAGTTTCATTAAGATCAGCCATTGATGTTGCTCTGTTTGCAGCTGAACCACCACCACCAAGGGGATGATCTGTTGCAATTAGAGATTTTCCGTCTCCTCCAGTAAAGCTACTTGAGAAAGCGTTATTTAAAACATCTGCGCCTTTGACTTCTTTCGAATTAGCCATAGATCTTGCAAGTGCTTTAACATATCTTTTACCTAAAGAATCATAGAGGTTGTCTTCAACAGCTTCTTCAGTTAAAGCAAACGCTAATGCCACTGTATCGTGGGTATAACGTGCGCTGTAACTTTCGTTAGCGTTGTCAAAAACTACGCTTTGACCTTCAGTTTTAGTTGGTGCAGAACCAAATCCAGTAATCAGGACTTCTTCTTCAAACGCTCTTGATGAGTCTTCAATAGAGAAGATTTCTTCATATTCGCGATTGTATTCGTCATAAGAAAGTCCGAATAAGGAATTTAATCCAGGTTCTAACTCTTTAGCGAGTTGAGCTCTTGATATTGCCATTATTATCTACCTTATGCTAGACCAGCACCTTTTTGTCCCATAATGTGGTTTTGAATCACACATAGTACATTGGTGTTGGCGGATGCTACATCCGAGTTATTAGGATCCTGGGAAATATCTAATGCTTTTAGAGGTAATGTTGCGGTAGTGTTACCGGTCGTTACGTCTAATTCCATATTAGATACTCCAGACTTAGTGTCGCCTACAGGTGAAGCATCCACAATGTCAAAGTTACCAAACAGGTCTGCTACCGGGAAGGTATCATCTGCTTGGACTTCAAACACTACGTTTGGATCATCCACGATAAAGGCTATTATATCCGAGGCAGTAATACTACCAGGATATGTGTTTTTAAATACTTGTTCGCCTGTGGTTGGATCAGTGTATTGAACACCGTTAAACACTCCGACAATCGGAACGGTCCCAGTTGCAACGTGACGGCCTAAAACCCCAGCTGTTAGCTGAGTAACCAAATCACCTTGAAAAAGAGGTGTTGTAACTCCACTCGCTACTCTGTATCGGCTTTGACCGCCAGAATAGGGAGCTCCACCCATCATACGAACAGGCTTACATCCAAATGCGCTATTTTTATTAGCCATTTAAAATTCTCCTATTAATGATTGTTACTTTTTCCCAAAAGTAACATTAGATTCTCTTTTTGAATCGTACTTGACATATCTACCATCGCGCTTAGATTCATTAAACACATTATTGTCTAACGCATCTTTAGCTTGTTGGCTTTTCCCTGCGTAATATTGATTACGCTCTTGGACTGTTTCAAGTGGCATTTTCGCCAAGAGTAATCCTTCGTTATATACTATGCCAGCATGTCTACCAGAATCGTGTGTAGGTAATGCAAATTCTTGTGGTAAATCAGTGCCTCTTACGAGTTCCCAACCTTCCCTTAATCTTCTGCTTACGTTACTTCTGTCTTCCTGTCCCAACATAGATTCCCTTATCCAACGATATTGGTATCCATCTGGTGCAGGAGGTGTTTCTAGTTTTCTTACCGGCCTCCATGGTTGTCTACGAGCTTCTTTAGCGTGAGTCTCGGATTCACGGGATTGTCTGGTTGGTTCTTGCTCTATTTCATTAGTCATTATTTTGCCTCTCGTTGTGAAATTTTTTGTTTCTCTTTAGCAACAGATTTTAACCACACGTCCTCTGACATATTATGCGGCTTCAAACCTTTAAGACGTTCGACTTCTGATTTAGAAAAAGTCACTCCGTTCTTTTTGCCTTGTGTTTTTTGTCGACTTCCAACGGAAGCAGGAGCAACTCTTTGCACAGCGGGTTTAGCTCCTTCTTTAGCGACATTTTGCCCAGACTGTAAGTCTGGATAAACTTTGTAAACTCTAGTGTTCAGCTCATCATAATATTCATCTGAGTCAGCGTCAAAACCTTCGTTTATTAAATTGTAATGGGTAAAATATGCAAACTGTGTAGCCTGGGTATTAGTAGCATCGCTATTGTCACCATACCATTGGTTTTGTTCATGCCAGCTCTCAGCTTCTTTGGTTGCTTTTACTTCTTGTTGTTGTTGTGGTTCCTGATAGTATTGTTGTGGTTGCACAGGCTGTGGATTAGCAAAAGCTTGTTCGCTTTGTGCTTTAGCCATTCTGACTTTTTCTTTTTGAATACTTAAATCACTTTTTAATGTATCAGCTTTTGACATTAGATCAGCGTCATTAGACTCTACAGCTTTTTTATACAAGTCATTTGCTTGCATTTCTTTTGCAGTTATTGCTTCTTCTTCTTTTTGGATTAAAGCATGCCTTGTTTGCATCCTTTCTTGCCCATAAGCAATATTTTCAGCTTCTCTTTGCGCTAACATTTGTTCTAATCTAGCGGCCTTTTCTTCTGCTGCTCTATGTCTTTCGTTTAGTTTATTAATCCGTTTTGAAACGGACTTTGTGTAATTATCTAACTCGTCTTCTGGAGAAGCCTCAACTATATCCTGTTCTACTACCTGTACCTCAACCTCTTCAACTTCTGGTTGAATTACTTGTGTATTTTCTTGTTCATTCATATTTATAAACTCGCTATGTCATCGGGATCGAGTATGGTGGCTATAACTTCATCATCATTAATGATTCTGACCTCTGCACCGTCCTCCAATTTAAACCTAGAGCCAGAGTAACGCCCTATTAAAACCCATTGTTTTTCTTCACACCAGGGGGTTTCTCCATACCTTGACTCATTGTTATAGCATAGTGGTCCTTTTTTTACCACATAAGCAACAACTGTAGCCAAAGCCTCACGATCGGTAGTTTGTTTTGTAAGAAGGATACCGCCCTCTGTTTTTGCCTTACCAGCGTAGGGTAGAACTAACATACGCCAACCGGTTGGTTGTGGCATACGATCTAAAACTGTCTTGTCTAATAGAGAAGGATCTAAAACCCTGGACTCTTCTTTTATGTAAGCATCTGCAACTATGTCATTTGTAGATTTTAATTCTGCCATTTATTTTTCCTGATAAAAGTCTTTTAATTCGTTTAACACGTAGTATAAAGCAGAAAGCTCACCTTGCAAATATTTATAATGTTCTATATCTTTTAGCGAACCGGACATTAAAGTTTCTGCTATTTGTTCTTCTCTATCTTTAACCTTACGTTTAATAAAGTCTAGTAAACTTACGTCATCCATTATTTTTTAGCCGGTCTGCCTCTTTTTTTGGCAGGAGCTTTTTTCTTGACAACAGTTTTTTTCTTAACAGGTGCTTTTTTTGTTACAACTTCTATTACTGGTTCCGGGACTACAACTTCTTTGGTAGTGGTTGAACCAGATATTTTTGCTAATTTTTTTGCAATTCTTTGGTCACTTTTTGCTTGTTTATCTATCGCAGCTTGTTCCATATCTGCAAAATGTTTAGCTTCAGCAATTCTATCTAAGTTTTTTTGTTCTCTAAGTTTTGCTATATATTCTTGTCTTGTGTCCATACTAGTTCCTCGTTTTTGTTTCTAATTCTAATAGTTTTAGATCTGCATTTTGTTTTAAACGATCTATTGCTACATTAAGCTTATCATCTGCTATATCTTTTTGCACATTTATGCGTTGTCCTTGTAATTGCGCTTCTTGCATTTTTTCTTGCGATCTTTGATTTTGCTTTTGCATAAATTGCTGTGACTCTATATCCATTTCTTTATCTTTTAGATCTAATTCTGCTTTTCTAATTTCAACAAGAGGATCTCCGCCATCGCCTTGACCTATAGACTGTAAAAACTCATTAGTGAGTTGAGCCATAATTGGTGAGCTAACTTGGTCTTTAATAAGTGCAATTTGTTGTTGCATTTGTTGTGCTTGTTCTGGTGCTACCTGTTGCATCTGCTCTTGCATTTGCTGTATTTGTGCTTGCGCTTCTTCTGGCATTTGTTGTGCTGACATTTGTGCAGATAAAAACTGTAGGTGTTGCATGCAATGGCTAACAATTACAGATTGTATTTGCGGATTATCTTGCACAATTTTAGTTAAGAATAAACTCTTATGAGTATCCAAATGAGCTTGATGATTCTGTCCTTCAAAGGCTTGTGCTGGTTTGCCCATCAATAAACTTGCATTTTCTGTTCCTGCATCTACTGGCTTAGGAGTATTGTCAGCTGGTGGCTTTATTAAGGCTTCTACATTATCCACACCTAAAGCTGCATACATTCTTTTGTAAGCTTCGTATATACCAGTAGGACCATGTATTTCTGGATTAGATTGAACCATTTGTAGTAGTTCTTGCGCTAAAGTTATTCTTTGGCTTTGTGAAAATATATTAGGATCTGAAACAGGTACTACATCTACGCGGCCATCAAAATCAGCTTGCTTGATTTCATTAGGTCCAGAACCAGTAGCAAATTCATAAGCAGGTGGTAAATACTCACCAAAAACTTTTGCTAATAATTTAAACTCTAATCTTTGTGCGTAATGTAATCTTTTGTGTATTGCACTCATTACTTTGGTGCCACGTTCTAACAAAGCAACTGTAGTACCTACAGGCATAGCTGCATTACTATCACCAACATTCATATCAGCAATAGCTGCAAATCTTTTACCAGAGTCAACTAGCAGGCCAAGAAGTTGCATTAATACATTACTAGGTTCTTTAATTGGAAGAGGTATAAGATTTTCACGCAGAGATCCACCAGTTGTGTCAATATCTCTAAATTCACCTGGTTGTAATGGCTCATCCTCATCACGTATTCTCATGCCTCTAGCTTTAAAACCAGCAGGTAAATTAGCTAATGTACCAGCATCTATAAGCTGTCTCAATATAGATGTAGAAGCTTTAGATAAACCACCGATCATGTGTGATAAACCTAGTCCATAAAAGCCGAGTCCCGGTAAAAACTTGTACTGTATAAAATAATTTATTTTGTTCTTTAGAGGATCTGCTTCTAAATAATTTCTTCTGATTGATAATATAGTTTCTGACTCTTCGTCAATAGTGACAATGTAAGGTAACTTAAGTCCTGTTGCATTGCCCTCTTGGTCTATATCTTCAAAGCCTTCAAGATCTAAAACTGTGTGTACTTCATAAATAGTTCTGTTTCTGTCTTCTTTATAGCTTGGCTCAATACCTTGAATTTCGTTTATTTGTTTGTTTATTTCTGATTCGTCTTCACCATAAGTATCTTCTGGTATATCTACGTTTGCATAAAAACCAGTGACTTGTTGTTTCTTTACTTCGTTATAAGACATGCTTATTGCATGTGTAACCCTTTCAGCTGAAGATAAATCAGAAGCTTCGTAAGGTACTATAAGATCTTCAGGTGTTATAAACTTTGATACAGCCTTATTAGTTACAAAATCAAAGTAAACTTTTTTAAATGCAGATCCTGCTAGTGGTAAATAGAACAACAACATATCTAGCTCTGGATCATACTCTTCCATTACATTCATAATGTAGTAGTTCATAAATTCTTGTATTCTGTCAGCTTGGCTTTCGGTTTCTACCGTTCTAGCTCCAATAACCTGTGTTTTGACTGGACCTTTGGCTGGTAGCATTTCTTTATATGCTTGTGCTTGGAATTGGGTAACTGCTTCTGCTAAAATTGGATGTATAACTCCAGAGGATCCTTCAAATGGTTGTGATCTTGATTCATCAAACTTCATACCTAAATATTTAAGGCCATCGGTATAAGTTTTTTCCCATTCGCTTCTGGACTGCTTGTCGCTTTCAACTGAGCTTACAAGATCACCTGCTAGTTGTTCTAAAATAGATATATCTACAAAATCAACCAAATTACTATCAAAATCCATAGGAGGCATTGGATCTTCCATAATTTCGTCATCTAAAAGTACGCCCTCCTCGTTGACTAAAATCTGTGCAGCATTTTCTATTTCTTCTGTTCTGCTTGGTTCTGTCATTACTTCAACAGCGGAGCTGTTGTCTATAATGTCCGGGTTTGTTTCAGTTCCTAATCTTCTTTCTATAGCCATAATATTTAGTGTATCACTCTTGGTCTTTTTTCGTCACCTGTTAAAATTAAATCAACTAATTCTCCATTCAATGATAATCCTTGGCTTTCAGCTATTAGTTGTGCTTGTTGCCAAGTTTCAGCATGTATATCTGGACCTTCATATTCTTCTTCATCCCAAGTAAACCTGGTTATAAATATCTTTTTTAAAGTCATTAGTAATACACCACTCTGTTTTTTTTCATAAGGTGTGCTTGTTCCTGGTAATCTTCTTTCAAGGATACAAAACCACCCTGTCTAAATCGCATTAAAGCCATTGTAGCACTATCGCAAAAGTCGTCATAGTCGCCATAAGGAAAGGAAGCCATCTCCTCTATAACCTCATCTGCAAAATCATCTTCTGGTGCCCAAACCATGCCAGATTCAAATATAGGCGCGACACTATTCATTCTAGCTACCTTATCTTGGCCTCTGCTCGGTGAGTATGCTGTTACTGGTATGCCCATTCTTCTTAATTCTTGTGTTAGCGGTGTACCAGATGCTTTTGCTTCAATCAACACACAATCTGGATCCCAATATTTATATTCATCAAATGCTATCTTTTTTAACTCTGGAAAGTCAACCCTAAATCGCTTTGCATCTAGTAAAATAATTGCATTGGTATCTTCGTTACCAGTTTCAAATATTGCCCAGGTAGTTATTGCTGAGTAGTCAGCTGTGTCTTTTTTAGAAAAGGCTGTATCGTAACTTTGTATTATATAACTGTGTTCCGGGACATCTTCATGCTCCCAACGGTTCCACCACTCTCTTTTTACTATAGAACCAGCCTCAGCAGTTGGGTTTTGCATCCACTGGCTGTTCCATTTTGCAACAGGTAGCGAAGCTTTAACTGAAAGCAGTTCTTCTTTTTTCCAAAACTCTGGCCATAAAGGTTTATCAGTTTTTGGCATAATTGCAGGAAACTCTACAACTTCCCATTGGTCTGCATTTTCATCACCTTGTTTTTTTAACACTTTACCGACAAGATCTTTTACACTCCAACGCGTCATAACGATAACTATAATTCCACCAGGCTGTAAACGCTGTCTAGGTCCAGAGGTGTACCATTCATAAGCTGATTCTAAGGACTTTGGTGAAAGTGCGTCCTGTTCCGAATGTGGATCATCAATAATTAATAAATCTGCACCACGACCTGTAATAGCACCACCAACACCAGCGTAGAAACTTTCACCTTCTTGGTTAGTAGTCCATCTACCAGCAGATTTATTGTCTGCTTGCAGTTTTAAGTCCGGGAAGATATGTGAATACTCATCGCTGTCAATTATGTTTCTAACTTTTCTACCGAATCGTACTGCTAGTTCGGCTGTATGGGTAGTCTGTATAATTTTTAAATCACCTCTTCTGCCCATCATCCAAGCAGGAAAGTATGTTGATGCAAATTCAGATTTTGAGTGCCTGGGTGGTAAACAAACTATAAGACGTTTTAATTTACCTTCAGCAATCCTGTTAAATTTCTCACCTATAATCTTATGGTGTCTACCTTCTATGAACTCTGGCCATAAGTGTTTTACAAAATTAATAAAATCATTTTGACAAACATCTTGTTTATCTATTTGGTCGTATCTGTGCAATAAAGCAAGAGCTTCTTGTTTATCTTGCTCAGAAAGTATATCAAAATCTTTTATTGAAACTTTACTCATATTTTCCTAGTAAAGACGGGTAGAGCAGCTAGGTAGTGACATAGTAACCACTCTAACCCTAAGCGTAAAACGCCTAGCGTCAGTATATATCAAAACCTAAACTTGGTGCCATTCTTTGCCTTGGAATAACAATGCTTCAGCTTCTCGTCTTCTAATTAATCCCTCTTTTACGACTCCAGAGGCTTTATTCCAGCGTTTAATTTGCGCTGGCACATCCTCATAATCACCTTGGTTCAGAACTTTTAACATAGTAGAAGAATTAAGGTTTGATGGGCCTAAATTGTAGGTCCAGCTTACAAGAGCATCAAATTGGTGCTGACTTAAAGGCATTTCTACTGCTTTGTGCACATGATCTTCATATTCTACAATTTCTTCTTCAAGCCATTTATCTGCTTGTTCTTGCGTACAAGTATCACCCATTTTTACATCTTTAGTTCTTCCCCAGGCTATTGTAGGTACATTTGCCGCGCACTTGTATGCTTCTAATTCACAACCTTCAAACTTTTTAATTAAATTTAAACCTTCTTTTGATATAGACATTTTAATAATCTCCCCATATTTTTTCTTTTTTTCCGCCATGGTATTCGACCGCATGACCTTCTTTAATAAGCATTTGACAAATATCTTCACCGTTTTCATCGTATGGTATACCCAAGATTCTGCCATATTTGCCTTTTCCAAGTGATTTTACTTTGAATTTGCCTACACATAACTCTTTTAACCTTTCTTTTGCAGCTAAACCTAGCTTTTTTTCTGCTAAGTCTCTTGTGCGGCTCTCTGGAGTATCAATTCCTGAAAGACGTACTCTTTGTTTATTTAATTTAACGTCAAAACCAAGATCTATGATGCAATCAAAGGTATCTCCGTCTATAACTCTATCTAGTTCGCAATTATATACAAACGCGTCTGGTGCTTTACTCATTTTTATCCTCTGTTATTGTTACTTTTCTATAATACACGACAACTTCTTTAAGTTCGTTAATATACCTTTTTAATTCTTGCATGTTATAAGCCATAAGCTCGTAGTCTGGTATGGACATGGCTACAAAAACTAATTGGCCTTGATCTTTTTCTACCCTAGCTAAAAAGTCATCTATATTTTTGTCAGATACTACATACCAATAAGGATCTTTAAGATCTATCTCTTTGGGCATTATCGGCTGCACTATATTTCTTTCTATAGGCTTGCTTATAATTTCTACTTGTTTAGTTGGAATCAGACTGCAACTGGACGCCATTATCAAGGCTGTCAATATTACGGCTGTCTTCTTCAATGCTATCAAATACATCTTTTGTTCCTTTGTTTACCCTAGGTTCTATTAGACCGGGTTTAGCTGCTGCTAATTTAGTTAAGTTGTGACGTTTAAAGATGTCAAGGTACCTTGTCATTTCTTGCTGAATCTCTTGGTTACGTCCTTGTAGTTCTAATAAACTACTAGCTTGTAGCGCAAAGTCTTTTTGTATGGTAGCTATAGTTTCTTTTTGTGTTTCTACAGCACCTTCTAGGAGTGCATTGTTTGTGCTCAATATTTTGTTTTGCGTGTATAAATAATAAGAGCTCAAACCAAAAACAACTACAAGTGCTAATAAAAACTGTTGCATTAGCAATCCTCTATAATATAGTTAAGACCTGCGGAGCTTTGATATTCTATAATCTTGCCGTTTACGTCTCTAAATTTTAAATGTTTTTCTTTTTGCACAATAATTTTTTTTGTTATAAAAGATCTGTCATCTGCGTCACCATATTCTTTATTAAACGATACAGTTATTTTATATCGCTGCCTAAATTTACTTAAAACCCATTCTACTAACTTTTTCCACATTCTATACAGTCCAAATTGGTAAAGAATTTTTCTTACCTTTAACCTTAATTGGTTTCAATGACTTTAACACAAGTTTGCAGTTTTTTGCAGTTTCTTGCCCAATTAAAATATCTACACCAACCTCTTTGGTAGCAGACTCTAATCTTGCAGCTGTGTTTACAGGATCTCCAATAGCAGAATAATCAAAACGAGTTGAGCTGCCCATGTTACCTATCACTGCAAATCCGGACTGAGTTCCAACCCCCACCTGGACTGGAGTAGATAAAGTTTTATTAAGCTCTGTAATACCTGCTTGTATATCTATTGCAGCCTGGACTGCTTTGGTTTCGTGATCTTCAAGATCTAAAGGAGCTCCGAATATAAACATACCTGCGTCCCCAATAAATTTATCTGTCATACCGCCTAATTTTTGCACAACATCTACTTGCACTGTTAAAGTCTTGTTCATAATATCGGTGACTTCTTCTGGCGATAATTTTTCACTTAGAGCAGTAAAACCACGTAGATCTGTAAATAAAAACGTGCAGTATCTTTTTTCTCCGCCAAGTTTTAGTAACTCTGGATTGTCTTGGAGTTGTTTAACTTGCCTAGGATCTAAATAGTGCTCAAATTGTTTTTTTATCTGTTGTCTTAACTTGTATTGTTCTCTAAACCTTAAGTAAAAAGCTGTGGATCCAGTAATAAATTGTGATATTAAGGTCCAGGTAGCGTCTAACAAGATTCCATTGTGGATAAGTGTGTATCCTGCATAAGCTGTAGATAACATTATTGCTAAAGCTATGCTTATACCCCATGTAATACCAAAAGCGTGCAATACAACCCATATTAAGCTTACTGAGACTAAAAAAAGTAGTATTTCAGCAGCTAGGCTCCAATCTGGTATATAAGGCGAGTCTTGTATTAAGATTGACTCAGATAATGCTGCTTGGATCTTGTGCGGTTCCATAAGGCCATTGGGTGTTGCAACCTGCGGCATAATTCCATTTGCAGTAACACCAATAAACACAAATTTGCCTGCAACATCCATTTCTTGGAGATCTGTTTGTGGTGTATCTACCCAAGAGATCCATTTGCGGCCAAGACTATCAGTTTTAACAGGTGGTATTCCTCTTACTGATATTTCTTGCACACCATTATCATTTGTAGTGATGATGTAAGACCGAGAGCCTGTTAATACTTTAAGTACCTCGGTACCAAAAGCAGAAACCCAACCATCCGGGGTTCTAAGTAAAAGTGGTATTCTTCTTACCAAATTATCTATATCAACGGGTGCTGTAGCTATACCTTCTAATGATTTATCTTGAAGTATGCTGATATTTTCTACTACACCCTGGGTAAGAATACCACCAATATCATCGCCCTTAATAATTGTGCCAGTAGTTTTTGGATATATACCGTTTGGACTTTCGAAGGTAGCTAATATTGTTGGGCCTAACTCTAAAGAGCTTGCAAAATATTCATCACCACCCATTCTATCTGGTTGCGGAAAGCTTATAACCCAGCCTACACCCAAAGCGCCAGCTTCAAGTATATCTAAGTTTATTTCACCCAGCCTTTTACGTGGTATTGGCCAACCACCCTCAGCTGCTACGTTTTCTTCGGTAATATTTAAAATAGTAAAGTTACCGCTCGGTTCTTGTTGTTTTACTAAAGCATCAAAAGTTTTAAGTTTTACTATTTCTGTTGGCGTGCTTTGAAATACTAAAGGTAAGCTTAGTATTATAAGCAGAGGTAATAATAGCTTATTCACTTTGCGTTATAGTTATATTAGAGTCGCCACCACCGTTAATTTTGACAACATTAGATACACCGTCTTGAATAATAATAAGGGTATAAGATCCATTAGCATTTAGATCTAGTCTTACTGAATCGTTTACTTTTCTTCTTAAACTGATTACATCTCCTGCAACCAGTGTAGTTATTTGTGTATCGGTATCTTGACCTATTCTAGTACCTGTTAAGTTAATACCGCCTGCGTCTGCTAACACATCCTCGTCTTCTCCTATAGCTAATGAATCTAAAACATTAAGCAAATCTTCTAAAAAATTGGTATCCAGGTAGTTAATATCAAGCTCAGTAAATTCAAGCGAATCGTCCTGTAAAAAGTCATCGTCCAGATAGTCTATATCTAAGTCATTGAAATCTAAAATATTAGCTTTAGCGTTTTGTGATACTTCTTCGGTCAGCGTTATTTCTTCTTTGGGTGGTGTAACAATAAGCATGTTATCTATAATGTCTAAAGTAAGGTCTAGTATGACTGGCTTGCTTGGTGCTGACTCAAACACAGATACAGTTGTTGCCTGGAATGGTTTATTGAGTATGACACTTCCCATAGCAGTGACTACTTCTATTTCACCACTAGATAAACCTAAAGCATCTGGCAGTAAAATAATAAGCGATCTGCCTAATTCATCTATTGTGGCCGTAAAATCCGTGCCGCGAATTGCGATGTTAGCTGTAGGAGTTTTTAGTGATATGTTTTGTTTATCAATTCTACCTAGATTACCTGTGATAAACCTAGCGGTGCCAAGACCAAAGGTGAGAGCCATCTTTGCTTTGCTTGGATCCGGATCATAAATATATTCATCTATAGTTAGTTGTGAGTGCTCAGTAAGTCTGACTGTACTATCATCAAGAAATGTAATAGCCATACGACCATTGTTTGTAATGGCTTCATCATTACTTTGGATTGCAAATTTTAAGGTAGCGTCTAGTGGCTCGTCTCTTACAATTTGTGCTTGGCCATTAAGTTCGGATATATCGCCTATATCAACAGCTTGTGCTTGTACCTTGGTCGTTTTGAATAATACAAACAGTAGAAGCAGCATTACCCCCGACTGATATAACCTTAAGCCAATCGTTGTCTTGTGTTGAGAGCTGTTGAATATTAAAATTTCTCTGTCCTCCAGTATGATCTAAATAAAAGTAACCACCTGCTGAGGCTGTAACACCAGTACCTGTATAGGTTAGTGTATTATCAGATCCATCTATATCTAAATACTGGGTTGCTCCATCAATGTTAATATTGGAGGTTATTGTGTTATTAGATCCCTGGATTATCCAGTCTAAATCTAAGGTGGCTGCTAATGCAGTAGTACCTTGGTTTAATGTAAAAGTATTGCTTGATCCGGTAACAGCTATGTTTTGGTTAGAATTGTCAGCACCAAAAGTATTAGAAGGATCAACTTGAATAGTAAATGTATTTGTATTACCAGTAAAATTGTATAAAGCAGTGAAGTTATCTGCCCATATATCACCAAGAAACTTATTAGTATTACCAATCATGTTAATGTCTATGGTCATGGTTGTACCATCAATATCAAAAGCTGTAAGGCTTCCTGCTGCTGAGTTAAGTCCACCAATGATGTTAGAGATACCTAGTTGTTCTATATCTAAGTTCAGCGTAGTACCGCTTTGGTCAAGGTATATTTCGTTATCTGCTGCAAATATTACTGATTGAAACGGCAATAAAGCGAAACATAAAAATACATACAAATATTTCATCATAAAATTATTCTACTCCTGTCAAGGGTTTTTGTCTAATCCAATACTTTTTCTCATAACCTTGCTCAATTATTTCTAGTACACCACCTTCTATGGCCTTCATTAAAGCTATGGTTGCAGACTCGTTTCTAGCGTTGCCAAGCTCTATCTCCACTAGCTGCGTATTAGCCTCAATAAACCTAAAAACATCTTCTGACTTACCATAACTAAATATAGTTTTTTGGCTTAATACTTCTATAAGGACCTCACCTGTAGCGACACTTACTAGACGCAAGCTTACAGTTATATTATCTTCTCTATATTGAACGCTATTGCCGATTCCAAGGTAACGAGCGCCTATACCTCCAGATTCTAAATTTGCTTCGTAAGATATTACAGCACCTTCCATTAGTATGCCCGCGAATAAAAGTGGTGCTAGTTTCTTTTTCTTTTCTTCATCTGTAGCAAACTGTTCTCTGGCAGATCTTATTAGCTGGCGTTCTTTGGTAAGGTTATCTAGGCCTTTTCTTTCGACAACACGAAAAAATTGTCCATTTCCTGCATGTTTTAAAGCTCTTATTAGCAATGTATCTGGTGATTGGGTTATAGCTGTGGAGAATAAAGCAAACTCACTGTTGCTTTTTCTTTGCCCGGTCTGGTCGGTAAAAGCTGTTGGATATACTGCTACTACTGGACTTACTGTAGGTGTTTCTACATCACGCAAATATTGCGACTGTAAATCATCTATTTGTACTACATCATGTGCTTTAAATCTTTGCTCGTATGTATCAGCATACTGGTCAAAGATAGAGCAACTAGAAAGTGAAGCTACCAATAGGAATTGTAATAACCGTGACTGT